GCGTTGTAGCCGGCGATCAGTTCCGCGCGAATCACGTTCGGCGTGACGATGGCCTGGCCTGCACCGAAGCGCGTACCGTCATTGGCCAGCTTGTGTCGGCCGTATTTGCTGGTGACCCGCGACTTCAGGTAGCCAATCACATACGCCGACTGGTGCAGCGTCTCGCTGTCCAGGTAGGAATCATCGGCCTGGCCGAAGGCGTTGAACTGGTAGCTGGTGATCGCCCGCTCGATGCGCTGCGCACCGCCGCCGAAGTAGGCCGTGGCAATGCCGCGGTTCAACAACGACTGGCGTTCGGTCAGGGTGAAACGCGCACCGGCCGGGGCCGGGGTGACGCCCGCCAGTTCGCCGGTTTGCGTCGGCCGCGCTGGGTCCGCTGAGATGAACACCGCGGTGCGCGCCGCATAGGCCGCCGCCACGTTCCACACCGGCTCCGGGCAGGCCGCCTCAAAGCCATGAATCGTCGCGTGCTGATCGTTGCGCGAGGCGCTCAAGGCGACCAGTTCACCGAGGGTGCCGCGCTGGGCGGTGTAGACATGCCCATAAAGCTGCTTGGCCCAGCTCCAGCGCCCGCTGGAGTCGTCCATGAAGGCCTTCCAGGCGTCCAACGAGGTGGCATCGGCCCACGGCGCACAGATGAACTCAAACGGCTCATCACCGAGGCTGGCCAAAGCCACCGCGACGTCCGGCGTACCCACCCCGCCGGTCATCGGCGCGACCACCGCGGTCAGACCCGCCGGTGTGGCTTCGCCGTTGTTGCGGCCCTGGCGATTGAGCTGCAGCGCCAGGTCGTTACCGCTCAGGCCTGACCACTTGCAGGTCAGCGTCACCACACCGACCGCGGCCAGCGCCGTCACCGCCAGGCCGGCGGCATTCACCGCCGCCGCCAACGCCGCTGCCGCTGCCGTCGGCGTGGCACCCTTGGCCACGGTCGCGCGCACCCGGCTGCTGCCGATGTACAGGTTCAGCTCGCCACCGGCGGTAGCCGTGCCGGTGATGGTCACGCTGCCGGCGGCCTTGGTCCCGGTGGCCTTGATCGGCAGGCACCAGACCTCGCCGGCCGGGTCACTGCGGCGCCAGGTGTCGTACATCTGCGCAAGCATCGAGCCATTGCCGCCGATGCTCTTGGCCAGGCCCAGGCTCGACACCAGGGTCAGGTGGCCAATTTCCTCGGCGGTGGCGTCGTCGTTGACCTGCGCCGCGATCAGCCGCGGCATGCTGGAGCCACCGCTGTTGGCCTGCGAGTTGTCGACCTCGGCGTAGAACAGCGGCACGCGCAAGTCGCTGGGGATGGTGTTAAAGCTGATGGTCATACTTCAGCGCTCCCAGGAGTGGCCGGAGCCGGGGTTTTTGGGGTGGCCTTGGCCTTTTTCGGCGCGTCTTCGGTGACGTCCTGGTCCTGCAGGCGGCGCAGCCAATAGGCGTCACGCGGGACGTCACGGCCCTCCGCGGGCAAGTTGGCGCCGGTTTCAGGGTCGGGCACCACCCGGCCCTCGGCCGGGTACACAGTCATGCGGCTCATGGAGAGTCCTCAGTGGGTTGCGGGAGTTCAACGGAGAAAGTCGCCTCGGCCCGGCCATCGGGGCCAGGGCGTGACAGGTTGGGGTCAGACGGCTCGATCAGGTCCAGGGTGAAATCCAGCCCCGCCAGCGGCGGCAGGCCGTCCAGCGCATGTTCCTCCCAAGTCTCGGCCGGCTCGGTTGGGCGGTTGCGCCCCAGCTGGAACTCGGCGGTGAAACTGAAGCGGTAGAGCACCCGCGAACGGTTGATCGCCACCGCCTCGCCGCCGGCGTAGGCGATAGGGTCGTACTCCGGGCCGGGCTTCCAGCCGACCAGGGCGCGCCACAACTCAGCGCGCAGGCCATGCAGCAGGTCGACCGCTTCCTGGCCACGCTCGTCCTGGGTGTCCAGCACCAGGACCACGTCGAAGTCATCGCGGATGTTTTGCTGCACCGCGTTCTGGTTTTTGTTTGGCCCGGCCACATCGCCGGTGGCAATCACATAGGCGGACGGCCGGCTCAGCTTGGTGCTGTTGGCCACCGCTTCGAAATCAATGCCACCGACCACGCGGCCCTGAAAGCTCGGGCAGTACTGGCGCAACTGCGCCACGACAGGAGTAATTTTCATCGGTTAGGTCCAGGCGAAAAAAAACCCGCCGCAGCGGGTACCACACACCACAGCGCTCACTTCAACGAAGCGGCGAACGCTTGCCGAAGGATGTCCTGCACCCGGCCCGAGCTGCTCTCCAGGGCAGCGGCCATGAAGTTTTTGCGCGGCTCCAACTGCCAGGCCCCGGCGGCCCGTGCGGCCAACGCCGCCGCCCGCTCGCCGCGGCCGCGACGGCCGAGGCCTTTGATCTTGTTCGGGTTGAGCGACTTCAAACGCCGGCCTTGCTTGACCCCGTAGTGCAGGTACGCCGGGTAGAAGTCCTTCATCCCACCGATCTTTTGCGGGGCGATTTTCACCAGAAACCCCGGCCGGCTGACCTTGGCGCGGATCGAGCGGTACAACAGCCCCTCGGCGCGCGAGGGGTACTCACCACCGGCTGAAGGCGTTTGTTTGTTGACCAGGGCGCGGGCTTCACGCCGCACTAGGGCACCAACCAGGCGCATGCCCTTGCGGATGGCTTTTTTGTCGAAGTCGAGCTTGCCGTAGGCATCAAACTCGCTGAAGTGCAGGTACGCCGCCGGACTACTCCCCATAGATGTTTAACCCCGCTTGCGCCGCTCCCAACTCCTCGACCTCGAGCAGGGTGAAACGCCGCCCGCCGTTGAGGTCGGCATTGCGCTTGATCCGGTAGATCGGCGCACCCTCGACCACCGTATAGGCCGGATCGCCGGGCAGATGGGTGACATGCACCACTTCGTGCGCCTCGGTGACGCCGGGCAGCGCCCTGATCCAGATCCGGTGGGTGACCTTGTTGCCGGTCTGCACCCCGGCGGAATACACGCTGGTACCGACCGGCTCCACCTTCGCCCAGCGCGGCTTGATCTCGGAAAACTCCGAGTCCACGCCCATGTCGTCGGCCGGGATATCGGTGCGCAGGCGGATGGCGACCCGCCGGTTCAGATCGCCGGCCGCCGGTTCTCGATAGGCCATGGCCTCTCCTTATCAGATGTTCATCCAACGGTGCGGCCGCCACAGCGCCTGGGTGGACAGCGGCAGCTCCGCGGCCACCCCGAGCACCGAGGATTCGCGATTGGCGTACCAATGGCCGATCAGCAGCAGCGCGCCCTGGGCAATGCTCTTGCTCAGCACCAGGGCGTTGCCCAGCGGCTCCGGCAACGGGTCACCCGCGGCCACCAGGGTTCGGTTGCACCAGGTCTGGAACGCACTGATTGCCGCGTCGATGTAGTCCTGCAGCAGTTCATCTTCATCCGCCACGTCGACCCGCAGGTGCAACTTCACCTTGGCTAGATCGATCATGCCGCGCCCCCAGGCTTGGCCTTCGGCTTAGCCGGGGCCTTGGCTGGGCTCAGCGGCTTGTCCGGCGCTGCGGACGCCACAGCCGCTGGCTGAGAGCCATCCAAACGGCTCGCCACCTGCAGGTGCTCCACCGCCACTTCGGCGCAGCGCTCGGACACGTCCTGCTCGCCCGGCTCGACCTCGATCACATGCAGGCCATCGACCGCGAACTTGAAGGCCGCGGTGACTAGAATTCTTGGCATAACCCTACCTCCTCGTAGCCAGGGCACCCCGCAGGGTGCCCTGGGCGGTTACGCGCTGAGGGTCAGCACCTTGGCCGCGTTGGAGTCGGTGAGCATGCCGCCGACGCGCTTGGTGGTGTAGAAGCCGACGTTCGGCTTGTTGGTGTACGGGTCGCGCAGCACGCGGGTGCCAAGGCGGTCGACGATGGTGTAGGCACGTTTGTAGTCACCAAACGCCACCGCATTGGCGTCTGCCGCCACCGCCGGCATGTCCTCGTTTTCGGCGATGCTATAACCGAGCAGGCTCGACGGCTGGCCAGCTTGCAGGCCCGGCTGCCAGATGTAGGCACCGGTCACGGCGTCCTTGAAGGTGCGCACCTTGAACAGAGTCATGGTCGCCATCATCCAGGCCGCATTGGTGCGGTAGCCCTTGCGCAGGCTGTACACCATTTTCACCAGGTCATCGGCGTCGAAGTCACCGGCGGTACCGGATTTGATGTTCTGCAGCACGCCAAAGGCGCGGGTCTTGTCGCCGGTCAAGGCCATGGCATAGGCCAGCAGGCCCTTGGGCTTGTTGGTGCCGTCACCCAACAGGAACGCCGAGCCTTCGCGCTCCGCGAATTCGCGGGCCACCTCGCTGTTGAGCCAGGCCTCGGCGTTGAAGAACATGTCGTCCAGGCTGGTCTGGGTCGCCTGCGGATTGGCATAAATCTCGCCCATCACCGCCGCGATTTGTTTCAGGGATGGGGTGCCGGTTTCCGGGCGTTCGTCGACTTCGCCGACCCAACCGGAGCCCGCGCCGCCGGTGCTAACCAGCTTTTTGTAGTCCGCGGTACCAATGGTCATCTGCCCGCAGATCTGGCGCATCGGCGACTCGTCGCGCAGCAGCTCCAGAATGGTGCGGTCCAGTTCTTCCGGCACTGCGTAACCGCCGTCCGACTCGACGGTGGTCTGCAGGGCTTTTTGCTGCAGATCGGCCAGGCCGTCTTCCTTGCCCTTGCGCACGAAGTTCATAAACGCAGTCTTGTGCTCGGACACCGCCTTGGTATTGCCGCCGCCACCCGGGCGCTTGATCTCCAGCAGCTCCTTTTCCAGGTTGGACTTGAGTTCGTCCAGCTCGGACAGTTTCGCGTTGAGGGTTTCAACCTGGCCGGAGAGCTTGCCCTTTTCCGCTTCCAGGGCGTCGACGCGCTTGTCGTTCTTTTGCGCAAACTCGTCAAACTTCTTGCCGAGCGCCTCGGCAACGTCCTGCACATCTTTTAATTCAACAGCCATGAAAGGCTCCTTCAGATTCGAGAAATAAGGGATTTAACTGAGTCCAGCGCTTGATCCAGCCCCGCCTCTCGCGGGCCTATGGCGCTGTAGCCTTTGGCCATAAAGGCCTTGGCCTGTGAGCCCGAGAACCCCACCTCACGCAGGGCTTTCTCGACCTTGCTCGGCGGCGGCGTTTCCCCGCGCTCAAGCAGCGATTTCACTTCGGCAATGCGCGCCTCGTCGTTGGACGGGAAGGTGACCAGGGACACTTCCCACAGGTCGATCTCCTTGAGCAGCCAGGCGCCCTTGTCCTTGTCGTACTCGTAGCCGTTGTCCGCGAGGACGTAGCCGATGGACATCCCGGTCAGGCTGCCGGCCTTCATGTGCGCATGCGCCCGTTTGGCCAGTGGATCGTCGTCGATCAACAGCCGGCCCTTCACGAACAGCCCGACGTCGTCCTCGCGCATCTCCGTGTAGATGCCAATCGGCTCCGCCATGTTGTGTTGCCAGAGCATCGCCGGCAGGCGGCCCTTTTCTTTCCAGCGCGCCAGGGACTTCTGATAGGCGCCCGGCACGATGATGTCCGAGTGCGAGTCCTTGACCCCGAAAACCGAGCCGTAGCCTTCAAACTCGCCCGACTCGCTGACGGACTTGATCGTCAGCTGCAGGTCACGTCTTTGTTTTGTTTGCATCGTCCGCCTCGGGTTTGGTGGTCATGTTCATCGGGGTCAGGTAGATATCGCCGCCCTCGCGGGGGTTGAGGTCTTCCAGTTCGCGGCAATCGTTGGGGCTCAAAATCCCCCACTGAATGCCCTTGCCGTAGGATTCGTAGCGACCCTTGAGGTCGCCACGCATCAGCGCGCCGGCGTTGAACTTCGCGAAATAGCTAATTCGCTCAGACTTCTTCAGCAGGCCGACTTGAATGCGG